ATGGATAAACAACAGAAAAAGGAGTTGCTTCAGGCAATGGAGAAAGCCATTTGCGAGAAATCGTTTTATGAGTTCTTCATCAGAGCCTTTGAAATTGCTGAACCTTCTGTTCCCATATCAGTAAACTTTCACCATAAATATCTTTGCGACATACTACAAGCCGAAGCCGAAAGGATTAGAGATAACAAGCCAAAGGATAAAGATATAATCATAAACATACCATTCCGTAGTAGTAAGTCACTACTCGTTACGGTATTGTTTCCTGCTTGGTGTTGGGCGGTATATCCCAAGATGAGGTTTATCACAGCATCATACTCAGCAGAGATTAGCATAGAACACGCTACAAAGTCAAGGGATATTATCAGTAGCGAATGGTATCAGAAACATTGGGGTAGTAGCTTTCAGATTAAGAAAGACCAAAACCTTAAAGCACGATACGAGAACAATTATCTTGGCGTGAGGAGAGCAACATCTGTTGGAGGTTCGGTAACAGGGCAAGGTGGCGATATAATTCTTGTCGATGACCCTACCTCACCAAAGAACGCAGCTTCGCAGATAGAAAGAGAAAATGCTAACGAATGGTATAAGTCAACATTGTATTCACGACTTAACAATCCAACAACGGGTGTAAGGATAATTATTATGCAAAGAGTACACGAAGATGACCTAAGTGGCTACCTTCTGTTTAACTCACCCGACAAGCATCAGCATATCTGTATCCCTGCCGAACTATCAAGCGACCTAAAGCCATCAAACCTAGCCGACCAATATCAAGATGGTCTGTTTTGGAAAGATAGGTTCTCACAAGAGGTGTTAGATGACTATAAGTCAGCACTAGGCTCTTATGGCTATGCAGGACAGCTACAACAGCGACCAACACCTGCAAATAGTGGGATGATTAAGAAATCGTGGTTTAAGATAGAAGAAATACAAAAAGAAGGGGTAGTCAATTTTATAATAGACCCTGCATATACAGCAAGTGAGAAAAATGACCCCTCAGCACTACTAGCCTATGTGTTTGAAGATAATACTTGGCAAATAATAGCAGTACAGAACGTAAGGTTGGAATTTCCCGACCTAGTTAAGCATATAGTCAAGTTTGTAGAGAAGAATGGCTACACTACGCAGTCTAAAATCTTTGTAGAGCCTAAAGCAAGTGGTAAATCCATTGTGCAGACCCTTATGAGAGAAACAGGACTTAACGTAAGAGAAGATAAACCACCTACCAAAGACAAGGTGGCAAGAGTGCAGGACATAAGCCCAACATTGGAAACAGGTAGAGTTACTCTACTGAAGGGTGCTTGGAACGAGGAGTTCCTAATGCAATGCCAACAATTTCCTGCTGCAAGGCACGATGATATGGTAGATTGCCTAGTTATGACAGTAAATCAACACTTTAAGGGTAAAAAAGTAGTATTCTTTGGATAAATACCCTATAAAATTGAAATTTGCACAAAAACTGCGACAGATAACGAATACTAATAATTAATTTTGCAGAAATGAACGAATTTAAGCATATAAACAAGAAACACGATGAGTTGGTGACAAAATACCTTGTCTATATACAAAAGCAGGTATATAATGCCACCGAAACTGCTGATAATGGCAAATACGCTGATTTTCAGGAGTTACTTGAAGATGTTGTGATGTATCACAATGATTTTGAGGAAACAGGCTTAAATAAAAACAATTTAGAGGAATGGATGTTTACCATACCTAATTTAACAATGTTTACAGCACTAGGCTTCTTTGCAGGATTAAGAAACAAAGAAAACGATGAAGAAGTAGAAGTTTGCGTTAGAAACGTATATAGTTCTACAATGGACATCGTAGGCAGCTTGTCTGACCTAATGAAAGACCAAGAAGAAATAAAAGAGATGGAGCAATGTTAAATATAGAGATAAACAACAAAGAATACAATATCCCAAACAAATGGGAGGAAATGTCAGTTGATTACTACTGCGGAGTGTATGAGATAATAAAAAAGTATCAGATTACCGAAGAAGAAGCAAATAGTGATAATGATTTGACAAAGTATCACATAATGCAGGAAAATAAGATGTATAAGGAATTATTCATCTATATGACAGGCATTGAGGAAAAGGTAATGACAAATGTGCCAATGGACAACGTTACAGCAGTAATTGAGTGCCTTAACGAGATAATGGAGGATTACAAGCCGAAAGGAATGGACTATTTTGAATTTGAGGGTGATATATACTATTTCCCTATGGATTTCCTTAGAACAGGCACTTTTGGTGATTATATAGAAAGTCAACAGCTTGAAATGAATACACAATACCTAAAGAATGGTAGGTTTGATATATTGCCCGAACAAATGGCTATATTGTGTAAGCAAGTCGATGAAGAAGTTGACCTAGACAATATTGATGAAAAGGCGAAAGCATTTCGCAGATTGACAATGGACATCGTATGGGAGTTCAGTTTTTTTTTGAACAAACGAACTTTGACATCAATCAACGTTATAAAAACCTTTTCAGAGATGGCGGAACAAAAAGTATCGCAGTAGCGAAGGCAAGTAAGATAATGAAGCCATTTGGTTGGCTCAATACCTTATACGACCTTTCACTTGATGGAGTATTTACAAGAGATGGTAAAGATGCTATGCAAAGTGTAAAAGATGAGAAGTTGTATAAAGTTATGACATACCTGTCTTGGAAAACTGCAAAAGGAGATTATGAATTGGCTGTCAACGAAGAACAGCGAAAACAAATAAAATAATGAGTTTTACAAAACTTAGAGAATTAAGAGATAGGTTTGAGCAACAATGGATAAATGGTGGCTTCATATTTGGTTACGAAAACGAAATAAATGAAAATCACAACAACGACTATCCATTGCTTGTTGTCTTACCACCAACATCAGAGCTTCCATCTACGGAAGGCGATGTGCAAGAAGAATACACTTTTGAATGCCTAGTCACTAAGCCATACTACCAAAACCAAGCAGGTTCGCTTGATGTGGTGTTTAGCTTATTAGAGCAAGAAGGCTTGACTTGGCTACAAAGGGTGTTAGATAGCTACACTAATAAAGAGGTAATTTTAAGTCCTGACAGTATATCAGTTGAACGAGAAAAAGAACTATATAACGACAAGTTGATACAAGTCAGGCTTACTTTTACTTTAAATACGTTCTCTCACAGCCTTTTAGCTATTGATGAAGCACTTGTATCGTCTTATAGTCCAAAAGTGTGGCTAAAGGCAGATATGGGCGTTAAAACGGACTTTCTTGGCGGTAATGAGGTTGTTAGTAAATGGATTGACCAAAGTGGTAACGGAAATCACTTTGAGCAGACCATAGCAGCCAACAAGCCTTTATACAAGTATGAAGATACGGATAATGGCTATCCTTACCTTGATTTTGATGGAAGCAATGACTTTTTGAATTGTGTGAACAATGAAATAGTGGATGATGGTCTTTCTCACGAACATACAGTTATTTGGGTTGCAAAACCATTGTCAAATAGTAATGTGTCTTTTTTGTATAAGAATTACTTAACTCAAAACGAAAAAAGAATACAAATTGATTTTGTAAAATTTTCCAACAATATTTTTGTTACAGGTCGTATAACGGATGAATATACTGAGGAGATTGAGTTTGATTATGATGGAACTTTTGGAAGTTCTGTTTTTGGTTATTATTCACATAATAAAAGCGTACATCTTTTTAGAGATGGTGTTCACGTTTATAATGAAACAAACTCAGGTTTTGACCACAGCGAATGGGATTTCGGAAGCAATAGTCCATTAACATTGGGAGCTAACAATCCATCATCACCTACTGACAACTTTGAGGGTCACATTCAGGAGCTAATGATATTTAACTCAGTACTATCTGAGGATGAAATGAAAAAAATACACACATACTTACAACATAAATACAAGATATAATGCCTGACTATCAATTAATAGACCAACCATCTAATACGTTTCAAAGCGTTTATCAGCCAATCAAGTTTTCTGCTAGAGTAGAAGATACCGATAGAGATAGATATGTAAGTTCAAAGGTAACAATAATCCCTTATGATAACATTACAGATGACGAACTAACAAGTCAAAGCGTAACCATAAGAGTTCAGCCTAGTATAAACATACCTAACTTTACATCATCGGGAAATACACCAAACAATAATTACTTGTACTACTCAATAGATGTTTCGTCAATATGTAGAGATTTCTTATCATACGACCTTAGACCTTGTACTCACGACTTGACAACATTGGTTAGAAGGGATATAACTCAAGCGGAAATATCTAACAATGTATATAAAACCTTTTTGGTTAAGTTTGAATTGGAGGAAATAGTAAATGGTGAGTTAGATGTTACAGGAGATATTGATACGGGAACTTTTATAGCTACAAATAGCGCATTGCTACACGAAGAAGAACATTATCTAAACATTGGAGATAAATTATTTAACGATAGCGATTTTGTTTATACAGGAGCAGGTCTTTCTAATGTTTATGTTCATAACGCAACAACTCAAAGAGGTCTTAGTAGACAAAAGTATCTGACTACTAAGCCAACAAGTTACAGAATAATAGGAACTGATGAGTGTGAGTATTTGTCGTTTTTACACAACGATAGCGGAAGTAATGTTCGTGTTTTTGTTGACTTTAAGGACTTTAATGGAAATAGCTTTGGAACTGATGTATCAGGCTCAAGCAATGACTACGGTATGGGAGTTGTAAAAACAGTTGATGGTAACGGAAACTATGGAACTAACTTAAATACTTGGGCAGATAGTAGTGAAGCGGTAGAGGTAAACTCAGTTTGTCAAGTAGGTATCGGAACTAGGAATATAAAAGAAACGCTAAGAAGTAACTTTAACGATAGTTGTGCTGTCACAGACTTTAGTAACATAAAGTTTTACGATGTATATACTGATGTATTCGGAAGCAATCAAGTGGGTGAAACTGTTAGGTATTACATTGACCATACTAGAGATAGAATAAGCGGTGTTAGATTCCATTGGCAAAACAGACTAGGCGGTATTGATAGTTACACCTTTGATGGTGCATTTACAGAAGGTATAAACATATCGTCTATGTCTTACGAGCAAAGCATATACCCCGACTTTAGAGGTCAGTTAGGACAATCAACAGACGATACTAAAGTTACAATAGGTGACAACCCATTATACGCTGAAGATTATGGTGCTTTAGTTCCTAGAGTAGCAGGTCTTACTGATGACAAATATCCTTCAGTCAGAAAATCAAAAGTAAAAGCAGTCAAGGAAGGTACAGCAATATCAAGACCATACGGAGTTGGAGAGCAAGATATGTTTGAAGATTTACTAGCTTCACCAAATGTATGGATAGAAAAAGGTTGGAAGGGTAAAGAAATATTTAGAGAAAATTTTACTTATGATAATAAAGCTGCGCTTGATGTTAAATGGAATACTTCGGGTGGTGGCGTTTCAGATGTTGGCTTTAACTCTGTTGATGGACACCTTGCAGGTAGTAAAAACATAATAATTGGTGACAACTCAGGAAATGACGAGTTTTACGCATATTCCAAAACTTTCATAAAGTACAATCCTAAAAACATTTATGAAATTGAAATAAGGATTAAAACTAGTAATGCAGGAAGTGGCAACGCCAATCAGTACGCAGGATTTGTTGGTTTTGCTGCTGACAAAACAACTGTAATAAACACATCGGGTGCTGATGATTTAGGTAACGCACATTACGTTACACTAGAAAATTATGACCAAAGCAATGATGACAAATGGGAAACATATATAGGATATGTCACAGGTCATTCTACTACTGCTGCTGTTCAGTCTAACAACCCTAACACAGCATCAACAGCGTACACAGGCATAGAATACATATCGCCAATGTTTTTAGTTAACTATAACAACCAATCCGACATTACTCATATTGACTATATGGTTGTTAGAGAGTATCAAACAGATATACCTAACTCTAAAGGTTGGTATTCTACTTTAAATAGAAACTATTACGTTCCTGTTGTTATCAAGGATGCTAGTGTTACTACATTTGACAATGAGAACTTACAGAGATGTACTTTAAATTACATAGAAAGCAAAGCTAAAAGAACAATAGAGTAATGGCAGAAATAAGAGTTGAGTTAAGAGATTTTACGGATAATATATTAGGCAACCTTGATGTTACTTCAAGTGATGACTTTCCGTTATCATTAAGTTTTCAGAACTTTGATGTAAGGGATTTCAACTCTCGTAGCGGTAGTTTTAGTAAAAGTTTTAAAGTTCCTGCTACAAGGAATAACAATAAGTTATTCAATCATATATACAAAGATGGCAATATAGACAGCAAAAACGTATTAAAAGACTTGCCTTCTACAATATATGCAGACAATTTACCTATAATAACGGGTAAGTTAAGAGTAAGTCAGATATACAAAGATATTGATGTGTTGGAATACGAGTGTCTTTTTTTAGGGGATAATATGGATTGGGCGGACAATCTAAAAAACCTAGACCTAGATGATTTAAGATTTAGCTCACAATCATATTCATCATACTTATCGCTTGAGAGTGGAGCTACATTATCATCTGATTTTGTTTTTGACAATCCAAGAGAAACATTCAACGGAGTGTCATACACCAAAAATCACGATAAATTAGTTTATCCACATTTAACGATTGGAGAGGGTGACCTAAGTCTTAATGGCACTATGAGTAGTGACTTTATCCCTTGTGTTTTTGTAAAAAATGTTTGGGATAAAATATTTCAAGCACAAGGCTATAATGTTAGCTCTACATTTTGTGATAGCGACTTATTTGAGAATCTTATAATGCCAATAATATTTCAAAAGCCTAAAGATATAACCGACAGCTCTTTAGGTAAGGTTAGTATGAGTGCTGATGAAACTATACACACTTACAATACGGGAACAGAAAATACAGGTTCAACCTTCAGCAATCTTAGGGCAATAGGAAATCCATCTGTTTCAACAAACTTTAATGATACAGATTATAGCCTAGAGTTCGTTATGTCTGCTGACACCTTGGAAGATGATGCTCCAATACAAAGTGGAGAGGATGCAGATGATTATGGTAATGCACAACTTGGAACTGTTCATTCGGGAGGTTATGAAAATGGATTAGTCGTAGCTGCACAAAGCGGTGGTGTTTTTAGATTAACAGGTAGCGTTACTGTTTATGTATCTTTCGCTAATGGTGATGATGGTCAAGAGGAATTAGGTATATACGCTAAGTTAGTAAAGATAGGAACTAGCGATGATACGGATGATTTCACAACAATAGTAGAGAGTGAAGATTATGGTTCTACAAATACGAATGCTGCTACATTTAGATTCTTAGGACATACAGGAGCTTCTCCATTTTTTGACTTAGGAGAGGGTGAGTTTGTTTTTGAGTTTGACCACGAAACAGAACTTAATAATAACGACCAAGTTGCTTTAGTGATAAACTTCGCTAAGAGAAGGTCTAGTCCTTTAAGTCAAGCGTGTGATGTTACTGTTAAGGTAAAGCAAGGCAGCTACTTACAGATAGAACAAACACAATCCTTCTTTAGTGGAGAATCTTTTAACAACCTGCAAAACTATTTACCAAAAGGCAGTCAGTCTAGCTTCGTAAAAGGATTGGCTCAAATGTTTAATCTTCAGTTTGAAACAGACCCCATAAGAAAGACTATATATATAGAGCCTTACGATTATTTTTATGAAAGCACAGCTAATGCTGTTGATTGGACTAATAAAATAGATTACTCTAAAAAAATAAAAGATGAGTTTCTTTATGATATAAAATCAAAACTAATATTTAAGTATAAAGATGCAAGTTCAGACAGCTTGATAGATGACTACAACAAGAGAAATACTGTTGATTGGGGTTCTTATGAGGAAGCTGACACAAGCGGTAAACTAATATCAGGAGAGTATAAGGTAGAGAACTCATATTTCTCTCCTACATTCTGTTGGAACGAACCTAACTATGTAAAAACAACATACTTAGATAGAAGTCCTTTTATACCGATGTATTTTAGCGGTGATACAGAACTTGTAATATCCTCTAACGTAGAAAGACCTGAAAAGGATTTTGAGATAGGAGCTAGAATACTTATAAAAGGCGGTGGTTTTTATTCTTCATTTAATGGTAAAAGAATGTGGACACACTATGATACGGATGATGTTGATGGTGGTAACAGAAGTTTAGATTATTCTTGGAATAAAGCATCGTTTTGTGCTATTGATAATCTTAAATCAAATATAACAGATTCAAGCGACCCTGACTTTCACTCACCTCCTTATTCTGAATTGTATGAACCTACAATAAGCGATGGGCATCAGAATATAGACTACAACTTATCTTTTTCTGATATTTCTCACAGCACAGTTGTTACATCTTTAAATGTTCAAAATAAAACAGGATTGTTTTATAACTACTATTCCAATATGGTTCAGCAGTTGAAACAAAATCCAAGACTGAAAGTTTTATACATTAACTTAGATAAGTCAGATGTTGCTAATCTAAACTTTAAAAAATTAGTATTTATTGATGGTTCTTATTATAGGCTTAATAAAATCATAGACTTTAAGCCACACGATGAGCAATCTACTAAGGTTGAGCTACAAGAATACTTTTTGTTAGGAAAATCTACAACTCCTGCTTCCATAACATTGGATGCAGATAATTTAAACATATAATGAGAAGAGTAAAAAAAGTAAAGAAAAGTTCATTGTCGTTTAATAAAGAGTTATTAAAAGATAAGGTTTATGCGACCATTGATGGTGTGCTTCAGCCAATAGTATATGATAAAAGGTTTATAGATTCGACAACAGCAAAAGAAAATGTTTTTCTAACACCTGAAAAAAGGTTGGCTAGAAGGAAAAATGCTAAAAACAAAGCGTCTTTAACAGTTCCTCAAATTCAAGACAACTCTGTAATAAATCCAATATTCACGTTTGAATACAATAAGGGATTTGTAGAGGTGACTAGCGGAAACAATATAAAAACTTGGTTAGCTTCATTTAGCAAAAATCAATTAAGTCAGTCTGATGAAGCACACAGACCCGATATAGGTCTTGATGGTAGAGGGGTTAATGGTTTTTCACCTGCTTACTTTAGTGCCAACAATAAGGATTATATGACGTTTAATAACTCTATCACTCTATCGGGAGATTTTACAGTATTCCTATATGTAGAACCAATACCCGAAGTTGCAAATGTTCACACTAATCACAGATTCTTAGGAAAGAGTGATGATGCTGATATGTACTTTTCAATAGGTGAATATCCATATAGGTCTTACAGCCTTAGCTTTTCATCATCAAGTATTGTGCTTGTGAGTATAACGGGTTTGTATTGGAGACCAACAGAAAAAAAACTATTGATAACACTACAAAGAAGCGGTAGTACGCTTTACATAAGGGAGAATGGAGTTCAGGTAGCTTCTGAAACCACACCCACAACAGACTTTACATTTAATCAGTTTGGAAGAATAGGTGGTGTAACATCTCCAACATACAATGGTTCTTTATATCATATATCTGCTTTTGATGGGTATATTACAACTGAGCTAGAAAAGCTAGAGCAGTCAATTATTAAACAAGCATCACTAGCAAAAGGATAATGAAAGATATACTAAAGACATTTGGTAAAACAATAGATGTAATCGGCAATAAGTTTGTTGATAGGTTTAGAAAAGAGCTTACTAATCAAAACCATATAGCTTCAGGAACTCTAGCTAATACTATGCACTTTAAGGTGTGGAGAGGTAAGCGTGACTTTAAATTAATAATTCAATCCAAAGCAGACTACATAAGGGAGGTCAACGAAGGGCAAAGACCTTTTGATTGGGATGTGTCTGAGATAATGAATTGGATGGATGATAAAGACAAGAATGGAAAGAGTAAGGATTTTCCGAGTGAAACTAAAGAGAGATTGCGAATAGCTCATTTAATTGCAGCAGCAATAGCAAGAGAAGGCACTCCTACAAGAAATAGCAAAAAGTATTCTAATAACACGTATAGAAGGGGATTTATAAATAGAGTAGTGGGAAGTAATGAAAGACATTTCTTCAATGACATTCACAATGCTGTCGCACAGGATGTAGATAATATATTAAAAAGATTACCAAAAAAGATATAATGGCAAAAAAACAACAATCAATATATGAAATTAAAGTAAAAGGACTTAATGATATTAAGGCTTTAAACAAGCATATACTTGAATTAAACGGAAAGTATGATGATTTAAAAAAGACAACAGAAGATACTGAGGATAGTCTAAAAGATGTTGGTAATGCAGCCAAAGATACAGGGAACTTTTCTAAAAAAATGGGTAAGGCTTTTGTTGCTGCAACCGTTGCTGTTCAAGTATTTACAAAAGCTGCAAGAACTTTAAGCAACACTATTAAACACGCAAAAGATACATTCAAAGGTTTTGAGTTTTCAATGGCTAAGGTTAAAGCTATATCAGGAGCAAATGCAGAGGAGTTTAAAAAGCTAAATAATTCCGCTAAAGAATTAGGTAGAACAACATTCTTTACAGCTCAAAATGTAGCCGAATTACAACTTAGTTTGTCTAAGTTAGGTTTTAGAACCGATGAAATATTAGACTCACAAGAAGCAATACTTAAATTGTCAACAGCAATGGGTCAAGACTTAGGTAGAACAGCTACGGTAGTCGCAGCATCAATTAGAGGTTTTGGTGAAGATACAGACCAAACAGCAAGGTTTGCTGATGTAATGGCTTCCGCTTTCGCTAACTCTGCATTAGACCTAGAGAAGTTTCAAACATCTATGACTAAAGTATCTGCGATTGCTGCAACAGCAGGATTTAGCTTTGAAGAAACAACAGGTCTTTTAGGTCTGCTTACAGATAGAGGGATTGAAGCATCTATTGCGGGTACATCACTCCGTAACATATTGTTAGCACTACAAGACCCTACATCTAACCTATCTGAAAGATTAGGAAGGACTGTTCACTCAGGTAAAGATTTAATTATAGCATTAAAAGAATTAGATGCTTCGGGTATTAATGTTGCAGGTGTGATGGGGATTGTTGAGAAAAGACAAGTCCAAGCAATGGAATCTTTTATTAGAAGTGCTACTGCATTAGAAGATTTAAACAAAATACTTATTACTGCAAGTGGTTCTGCCGAAGATATGTCTGAAATAATGGAGGACACACTTCAAGGCGCTATACTTAAAGCAAAATCAGCTTATGAAGGTTTTATTCTTACAGTATTAGATGGCAATGGCTTGATGCAAAAGTCAGTAGAACGAATTGCACAATTTATATCTAACATTAGCGATATGCTTTCAACTCCTGAGCAATTAGCAATTAGAGAGATTGCTAAGGCTACAAAAGAAGCTAAAGATGCTTTTGCTGATAACGAAAAGTTTATATCTACATTAAGCGAAAAAGGTCAGCAATTAAGAAAAAAGTCTTTACAACAATTCTTGGAACAACAACAAGACGAGATGATAAAGACAAGGAATAATATAATTAAGACAATGGGTATTACGGGAGAAGGTGAGGGAAGAACTTTTGATGTAGCCAAAACAGCAAATCTTACTGATGAACAAATTGCATTTAGATTAAAAAGGCTTGATGTAATGAATGCTGCCATTGATGAGATGGATAATGTTATAGACGCTCAGATAGACAGGCAAAAAGAAGCTAAGAAAAAGTTTGAGCAAGATGAGAAAGATGCTGCTGCTGCTGATGAAGCTAGAAGAAAAAGAGCTGAGGAGGAAAGGATAAAAGCAATAGAAAACCACGAGTTCTTAAAGAATTTAGAAGCTCCTGAAGGAGATGCTGTAAAAAGTAGAGCAGTTCAAATGGAGCAGTTTATTACTGATGAGAAACTTCGTTTGCAAAAAGATTATGTTGATGGCAAGATTCAAACTGAAGCTGAGTTAAATGCCGCTATACTTAAAATGCAGTTGGAAAGATACAACGCAGAATTAAAACTTCTTGAAAGGTCATCTACTATTCACAATGAAACTTCTCAGAAAAAGATTGAACTAGAAGCACAAGTAAAAGCATCTGGTGAACAGACACAAGAAGCAAAAAACAAAGCAACACAAGATGAAATACAGAATATAATACTTCACTCTGAAACTGCTAAAGATGCGTTTTCGCAATTAATATCAATGAGAATAAATGAAATATTACTAAATGCTATGAACTCCATTTTTAGTGATTCTTCAATTCCTTTTATTGCTCAGGTTGGTTTGGCAATAGGTTTGAAATCACTAGTTACACCTTTAATAAATAACATTCTTGGTGGTGATGGTGGTGGTGAAACTTCTTCAGCAGAATCATCTAAAGTTGGCAATCAATTTGCTAATGGTGGTCTTACAAAAGGCGGTATGTTTCAAGGTAACTCACACGCTAATGGCGGTGTTAAGTTTAGAGTTGGTGGTAGAATACACGAAGCAGAAGGTGGTGAAGCAATTATCAACAAGAAATCAACAAGTATGTTTAGACCTATGCTATCAGCTATAAACAGCTACAATGGCAATGGCGTTAAGTTTGCTGATGGTGGTTTGCTCAATAGTGGAGAGAAGTTTGCTATGGGTGGAGAGTTGAGGTCAGCACAGCAATTAGTAAGCGGAGGAATAGGTAGTTCTAAAGTTGTAATCGTAGAAAGTGATATGACAGATGTGCAGAATAGAATATCTGCTATTGAAAGTCAAGCTACTTTTTAGTATATTTGCGTATGATAAGACAGAATGATGCTGATATTGTTAATGAGTTTATAGAACTTATATACAATGAAGTGAAGGCACGATACTCTGAGGAAGCAGGAATAAAGAATGTCCTGAGCCATCTATCAGAGAAAGGTCTTATCGAGCCAAGAAAGCTAAGGGATTATATGATAATAAAAGATTTTGATTTGATATTGGAATCTAATGGCAATAACTACACATTCACTTATATGGACATATCCATTAAGTACGATGTGTCAGAGAGAACCATACAAAATATAATCTACAAACACAAGCGCAAGTTCAATAAAGATTACAACATTAGGTGATTACCCCATTTCTGCGAAAGATATGATACATTAATTATTAAATTTGCAAAATGAACAAATGGTATTCAATAGAAAACAAAGCAGATAACGCTGTCGAAATATCCATCTATGATGAGATAGGTGACTACGGAACATCTGCTAAGAACTTTATAGAAGAAGTAAAGGCTGTTGGAACAAAAGACATCACGCTAAGAATCAACTCAGTTGGTGGTAGTGTATTTGATGGTCTTGCTATTTACAACACTTTACGTTCTCACAATGGGTATGTAAAAATAAAGATTGAAGGTTTGGCTGCTTCTATATCTACTGTCATAGCAATGGCAGGGGATAACATAGAGATGTCCGAAAATGGATTCTTTATGATACACAACCCATTTGGACAATCGGCAGGAGAAGCAGGAGATATGCGTAAAACTGCTGACTTACTTGATAAGATTAAGAATGAAATTATCGAGATATATTCTAAGAAATCCAACCTAACGGTGCAGGAGCTTTCGGATATGATGGATAAGGAAACTTGGTTGTCAAGTGAAGAAGCAATCGAATATGGGTTTGTAGATACAATTACTGCTCCTATGAAAGTTGCTGCATCTTTTGACCTTTCTAAATTTACTAACGTGAACGAGAAAGAGGTCAATGATAAATTGAAATTAAATAATAATAATAAATCATTTAAAATGACTGAAGAATTAAAAACTTGGTTCAACGGTGTTAAAGAGGAAATCTTAAACGCTGTTAAAGGAGAGAATGTTTCTACTCCTGCTGAAGAAGTTTCTCTTTCTATTTCTGACAATGATGTTATCGTTAACAAGCTAGAAGAACTAGAAGAAAACGCTAACTCACTTCGTGAAGAAAAAGAAGAATTAGCAGGTCTTGTTGGTGAAAAAGAAAGCACTATTGCTGACTTAACTAACAAAGTATCTGAGATGGAAACTAAATTAGCTAAATTAGAAGCTACTGAAACTAACGTAGAAGTAGAAAGCGACCCATCTATCAACGAAAACGATGTTGTGGTTAACGCTTGGGATGCTTTTGCTAAATCAATTTTAAAATAATTAATAAATAATATAATATGGCTTTACAATTAACAAGTTTACCTACTGTTGAGCAGTATGATGTAAACAGAGCAATCATCCAACCTATCTTTATGGGTCAGGATTATATGCAATATATGGAAGTACTACCTAACATTAAAGGTACTACTGTGATTGACAAATTCAATCAACTAGGAAAGATTACAAAGGCTTTCACAAACGGTGCTTTTTCTGCTGAAGCTGATGCAGACCAAGGTGCTACAATCACAATTACTCCTTCTCGTGTAGAAGCTGAAATTGAGTTTAGAGCAAACGAGCTTTTCAATAAGATGAAAGGTCAGTTAATGCGTGACGGACACGAGTTCGACAATGTTGATGGTTCTGTTGTTAAGAATATCCTTCTTGACTTAATCGGACAAGGTGTAAAAGCTGACTTCAATCGTCAACTATGGTTGTCGGATGTTGCTGAAGATGATGCTCACTATGGTATCTATGATGGTATCTTCCAAGCTGCTGCTGAAGCAGGTGCAACAGCATTAACAAGAGAGTATGCAGGTCTTACTAATCAAGAGGATGATTTTATCTTAGTAGCAGGTAATGGTCTTAAAATTATGCAAGGTCTTTACGATTCAGCTTCTCCTGAGTTGTTAGAAGCAGGAAACCACGTTTTCTTTGTATCGGGTGATATTGCTGATGACTATATGGCATCAACTTTAGAATCTTCTAACTTTGCAGCAGCAGGTTATGGTGCGTTGGTAAATGGTGTTCCTCAGTTAACTTACAGAGGTATTCCTATCATCGTTCGTAGAGATTGGGATGTAGCAATCGCTTCTGATGCTTCAGAAATCAATGGTTGTACTTCTGCTAATGAAACTCACAGAGCTTTATTAACTACACAAAATGCTTTTGTTGTAGGTACTGACTTCGATGAGAACTCAGTAGAGCAATGGTACTCTATGGATAACAAAGCGTATCGTTTCAGAGTTGCTTATATGGTAGGTTGTGCATTGAAAGATGCTAAACTAGCTGTATATTATACTCCTAATGCAATCGCAGTATAATTCAATTTAATTAATGGGGGATGAAATACTCCCCCTTAATTTTTAACTTTTAATATAATAATAAAATGGCAATAGAAGCAATAGGTGTAGCTCACACGGACTTAGAAGTAAGAGGTGGGTTAAAAAACATTGGTATCGCTGAGTTCAACGATATGTCTGCTGTTACTTTTGATTCAGATAGTGATTTAACAGACCACCTTATATCTGCAATGACTGTAACAGGTATGAAGTTGTTTGAATTAAAGCAGGGCACAGGTTCTCTTAGTACGGCAGGTTCAAAAGAAGGTGGAACAATTACATTTGAGCATACAGTATCTTTTTATGTTCCAAACTGCTCAAACTCTCATTTAGCTGCATTACATAGCTTGATGAATAAAAATCTTGTTGTAATAGTTCAGTCTTTCGCAGGTGAGAAGTTTGTTGTAGGTGCATCAAACGAATATGCTTTGAGTGATGACGTAGCAAACGTACAAATGTATGCTAGAATGACATCAATAGAAGGTGGAACAGGTTCTGCTTTGGGTGATGAAAATGGTGTTACCGTTACAATCGCTGCTCAGTCAGGTGAACTACCAAGATTATTTACAGGTACATTTACTCCTGACCCATCGGCAGGTACAGTAGCTGTGGCTTAATAATAACTATAAGGGATAGGTTGGTGCAAATTTTGCACCTTCCTTTCTTTTTTATATATTTGTAATATGTATAAAGCAAGATTAAAAAAAGGTCGTGCTTTCTTCTTGGGTGGATTGCACTTTAATTGGGAGAATGCGACACAGGAACAACTCAAATCTGTTTATGATATGGGTTACAACAACCTTGTAACAAAAGAAGAAGATGCAAAACCAAAGAAAACCAAAGCAAAAGCAAAAGAAGAATCAAGTAAAGACAACTCCGACAAAGAGTAGTTTTAATACTAAGTATGCTTTTGTAAACTTATCTACTCCTACGGTAGATACTGAGGTTAAGGATTTAGACAGACTAAGAGAGGACTTTATTCCTTTTGGTAAGGATAACTTGTTTCCTCAATACTTATCTGAACTAAAAAGACAATCTTCTACGCACAGGTCTGTATTAGCACAGAAAACTACATTCACTACGGGTGGTGGTTTTGTTACTGATAATGAAGCTCTAGGTAACTTCATAGAGGATGTAAACGCTAACGGAGAAAGCCTAAAGGACTGCTTTAAGAAACTTGCTGATGATTACTATACATACGGTAACGCTTTCTTAGAGGGCGTTGTATATGATGGTGGTGTTAACTTCTATCACAAAGATGCTTCAACAGCTAGGGTTTCTAAAAATAAGAAGTATGTCTATTTCAATCCTGATTGGGCAAACTATCGAAAGAACAAAGAGAAAACTCAAAGAATACCAATCTACCCACAGATTTCTAACAGCAGTTTTATTATACACTACAAGGACTACGAAAGTACATTTAACTTTTACGGATTGCCTGACTATGTAGCTGCATTAGAACACATAGCAATAGACTATGAGATTGGTAAATTCAATCATACATCATTTAAGAATGGATTTAGTCCTTCCGCTATTGTTACCGTTAATGGCGATTTTGGCGAATCAGAAGCCGAAAAGTTTGTTGAAACTGCTAAAGAAACACTAACGGGTAGTGGTAACAACTCAAAGATATTATTCCTTGTAAAGAACGGAGAGGATAGTCGAGGAACTGATGTTCAGATTATCTCCAACAAGGAAGATGGTGACTTCTTAGATTTACAGAAGTTAACCGACCAAAACATAATTACTGCTCACAGATGGCAACCTGCCTTGAGTGGTATCGTATCATCGGGTAAGATGAACAATACGGGTAGTGAGATTAGAATAGCTTATGACTTAGCTATGTCAACTGTTATTAGAGATACTACTAACATCTTACTAGACCCAATAAAAAGGGTTATCAATGCAGAGATGGGTATAGATACAAGTGACCTTACGGTAGCTTACGAACCACCTATCTCATTCCTAGCGGACATTGACCCTAAGCAAGTATTGACTATCAACGAACAGAGAGCAATGCTTAACAAAGACCTACCTACAATAGATGGTGGTGATTTGCTTATTATAGACAGAAAAGGTGCTAACGAAATAAACACAGAGATAGATGAGTAATGTAAGACAATTTGATAAGTTCGTAACACCTTCAGAGGTAATATCTAATGCGTTTACCAATCAAGCAACAGATACAGCTTTGATTAGCGATACTATCCTTGAAATTGCTGAACTTGCACATATCAAGCCTGAGCTTGGATTGGACTTCTATGAGGAGTTAAAGACACAGCACGACAGCACAGGAACGCTTACAGCAGCTAACTCAATACTTTTGCAATACTATCTTAAACCTGCTCTATGTTGGTTTGTTAGATTTGAGGTAATGAATGAGATACAATACAATACGACATCGGCAGGGTTAGTAGTTAACTCATCCGATTTTAGTACACCTGCAAACGTAGAGCAATTCAATCAAATGAAAAGCGACACATTCAGAAAGGCAAAGGTATTGCTTGATGATATGATTGCACACATCACGCATCAAGACCAAGTAGGAAGTTTTCCTTTGTATGGTAAGGATGGTGATAGCTCAATGCCTGATACCGACATAGCTAGTAAGATGAACGGAATAATATTCTACTAATGAAGGAAGAAGAAAACGTATTTAGAGAGAATAAAGAGTGCCCTGACGGATACGAACACCAAATGCCTGATGGCTCTTGGATGTGCGGTAAGGAACACGATGGTGATGCTTATGATGCAAATCAAACTGACTTATTGGATTTAATCAATGAGATGGCAGGTGAGCTTATATCAGAGCTAAAGGAAACTAAAAATGCTTTCTCTCAAGAGGAGATAGATGAAACATACACAGAGTACAAGGCTTCCGTTAATATGAGCTACTCTGAGCTAAAGAGATGGTCAGAGAGTAAGTGTAGCAAGAAGGCTAGTATAGGCAGAACTGCTATAAACAGAAACCTTACTTTGTTGTCAAAGAAGAAAGCGGATTGGACATCTGCAAATGCTACTGAAGCAAGAAAGGCTATTGCATATATAGCAAGAGCAAAGAAACAACCACAAGGCAAGAATGTGAGTGAAGAATGCCCTTACTCCAAGAACTATATTGCTTTAAAGAATTGGGCATACGATAGAAACAAATAAAATAATATAAAATGGCAACAGGATTTTTAGATGATAATGTATCGTTAATGCGAATGGTAGGTCATTCACCTAGTGGTGATGTTGAGGTATTTACTACTGCTGCACAAACAGGCAAGAGTTTTTACTGCTTACACTTCCCTGTGGAGAGTGTTATAGCTAGTATTGCTGCTAACGAATGTAGTGGTGAAACTGCTTTGCAAACGACTTTACCTGCGGGAACTACATTATTCTTAGGAAAGGTTACAGCAATTACATTGACAAGTGGAATTTGCATAGGATATACAGCGTAGTATGGCTAGTAACGAACATAGTAGTTTAGATAACTCACAGCTTCACGTTCCAAAGGACTTTAGTACAGCAGCATCTAATACTATCTTAACAAAGGATGGTAGTGATGCTTTGACTTGGGCGGATGATAACCTTAGAAGAACTCATTTTATTAGGGTTAATGGTTTTTTGAGTAACGTAACAACGACAGATGAATTAGCACCAACATATTCGGGTAACTCTACTCACGCTTGGAATACGGTGGTTACTGATGCTACTGCTGATGCACAAGATGCTGTTGCACAAGCGCAGCTATATTGCCTTAGAGATGGTTACATCAATGCTTTTGGTGGTGTTGTGGCTGCAACAAGTGGTAGGACTGTAAATTTTAAGATTTATAAGGGAACTCCTGTTGATGCAAGTTCAGCAGGTATTGACCTCACACAATTAGGTAGTACAGCTAGTGAAGTTGGTGGAGGTGGTACAACAACTCATGTATTTGCAGCAGGTGGTTTGGGCAGTACTCAATCATTCTCAGCAGGAGATGTTATCATAGTTACTATATCAGTAGGAGATACAAGTTCAACAACATCAAGGTTTAACGCTACTATGGAAGTAGTATATACAGAATAATATATGTTAGGATTAGGATTAGCAATAAGTGTAGGTAAGAGAGTACTAGGCGATGCCATAGATAGCTTATTATCTGCGTTAAGAGGTAGGGCAACGTACTATGAGAATGGTAGTGCATCTAAATCTACTATTAAGGCAATAGATGATGCTGATATACTAGACAAAGCATCTATACTACTTACTCCTACTGCAACAAGTGATGCAAGAGTACACTCTGTAAAGACTTATACAGGTGATGAACTTGTAACTAATGGTGCGTTTGATACTGATAGTGATTGGAGTTTAGGTACAGGTTGGTCAATTGCTAATGGAAAAGCTAGTAGTGATGGCACGCAAGTAGGAAATTCTAGTTTATCACAATCATCTGTATTGCCTAGTGCATCAGGCAAAACTTATAAAATAACTTTTACTATAAGTAATTATGTAA